CTCATAGAAGAACTCGTAAAGACCCCAGAGTACAAGACATTATTCAAGTACATTTTCCCCATCCCAAGATACACCTCGCTACTCGCAGTTCACAGCACTATGTCATTCTTTGACGCAATCGGCAATAGTGGCTACCCAAGCGAGGGTGGAGACATGTGGGAAGTTGCCGGTGGAAGAAAAGGCAAGAAGTTTAGAAAGTGGGTTCGTGGACCGCAGGCTTTCAAGGATTCACGACAAAAAGCAAAGATTCTTTTCACAAGTCTTTACGAGTCGGCACAAGCCATCGACTTCGACGCTGGCAACCCAACTGACCCCGTAAGAGGTCCAGATTCTATTAGAGAACTAATTAGACCAAAGGTTAACTTTGAAGACGGCTTACGTTGGTGGGAGAGAGGAAGACTATTGAGTCGCCCGTTCAATAAGGACGGAGAGGAATGCGAATAAAGGAGGAGAATTATGGCAGAGGGACTATCCGTTGCACTACCACTTAGAATAGATCCAATTGACGGTGCTTATGGACTGAACAGGACACTAACCCAGGTAGCCGCACAGAACTTGCGAATGGTTATTCTGACTTCTCCAGGGGAAAGAATAATGTTTCCAGATTTTGGCGTTGGAGTAAGAAGATATTTATTCGAACAAAACACCAGTGCAACTTTAGGGTTGATACGAAGTAGAATAGAACAGCAGGTGTCGACATATCTTCCATACATTAGGATCCTTGATTTAAGCGTTGATAGCCCTGAAGTTGTTGGAGCAGTTGTCGAAACAGATAAGTCAACAGTTCTCATAAGAATTCGTTATTCAGTCCCGTCCGCCAATGTCGTTTCAGACTTAACTATTCCTGTTTCAAGTTAAGTTTTGTACTATTTATAACTGGAGAACCTTTTTATGGCTAAAAGAACATTTCCTATTGACTACACAAGTCGCGACTTTAGTTCTATCCGCGACGATCTCATAAACTACACAAAGAGATATTACCCTGATACTTTCAAGGATTTTAGTGAGGCATCTTTCGGTTCTCTAATGCTTGATACAGTCGCCTACGTCGGCGACATTATGTCTTTTTACCTTGATTATCAGGTAAATGAGTCCTTCCTTGATACTGCATCAGAATACGACAATGTTCTTCGCCTCGCAAGACAGGCGGGCTACAAATTTACAGGACCAAACTCCACAACAGGAATGGTCTCGGTCTATGCAGTAGTTCCGGCAAACTCAGTTGGTCTTGGGCCAAATAATGATTATTTGCCCATCTTAAAGAGAAACACAACCTTCTCTTCCACCTCGGGCGCAAGTTTCATTCTTTTAGAAGACATTCGTTTTGATGAACCTTCTAACGATGTCGTCGCAGCAAACATTGATGATGCAACAGGAAACCCATCAAGTTATGCTGTGAAAGCAATGGGCCAGGTCATTTCAGGCGAGTTTGGTGTAACAAATATTGACATTGGCGCTTTTGAGCGTTTTAAAAAGGTCCGCATAAGTGAACCAAATTTAGTTGAAATCATCAGTGTTTTTGATTCAGAGGGTCACGAATACTTTGAAGTCGAATATCTTTCACAAGATGTGGTCTACAAAGCAGTTCCGAACAGAGACGAAAACACCAGAGACAATGCCCCGTCTTTAATAAGACCTTTCAACGCAACACGTCGCTTTACAGTCACAAAAAATAGAAGAACGACAACCCTACAGTTTGGCTTCGGCTCGGACACAGAGATCGCAACACCTGGCCTTGCTGAGCCGTCAAACGTTGTTCTTCAAAGACAAGCAAAGAACTACGTTACAGACGCGATCTTCGATCCATCTGACCTTGTTGGGTCGGACAAATTGGGCATCGGGCCGGCAAACACAACTCTAACCATCACTTATCGCTTGAACACCTCGAACAACGCCAACGCAGCCATCGGAGCGGTCAACAGGATCACAAACTCTCTTGTTGAGTTCAATAATCCAAGCATAGCAAACAACTCAACAGCAAGAACAGTCGCTGCTTCCTTTGAGTGCTTCAACGAGGAGCCAATCGTCGGCTCTGTAAGGAACCCAAACGTTGAGGAAATAAGACAGCAGGCTTTAAACATCTTTCCAGCCCAGTCCCGCGCCGTCACTTCTACAGACTACGAAGCAATGGTTTACGCAATGCCAGGACACCTTGGGGCGGTAAAGCGCTGCCGTGTCCTAAGAGACCAGGACTCGATCAAACGAAATCTAAACGTCTACGTCATTTCCGAAGACACACAGGGCAAGTTGGTTCAGTCTAACTCCGCTTTGAAAGAAAACCTCAAAATCCATCTCAACCGCTACAGAATGATCAACGACACAGTTGACATCCTTGACGCCAAGATCGTCAACGTCGGCATCGAGTTTGAGGTTGTTGCCTCCGAAGAGATCAACAAGTTCGAAGTCCTTGACAATGCAACAACAGCGCTTATTGCTGCTTTCGGATCAAAGACAATGTTCATCGGCGAGCGTTTCTACATAACGGATGTTTTCACCGCCCTCAACAAAGTAAGAGGCGTGGCAGATACAGCGAAGGTCAAACTAGTTAGCAAGAGGGGAACGAACTACTCTTCTTCGACACTTAACATCGATCAGTTTATGTCCCTCGACGGACGCTACCTTTCAGTCCCCGACAACGTGATCCTTGAGATCAAGTTCCCAAGAATTGACATTAGAGGAACCGTAAGATAATGGCTATCAAAAGATACTACGCTTCAAAAGACAACACAATAACAAACGCCTTTGAAGAAAACCTATCAACTCGTGGGACAGACGCCAACATGGGCGCCGCCGACATCCTTGAGGTTTTCTCTATCTACGGCCAAGCATCTTCTGCCTCTGCTGAAGCGTCAAGGGCTCTAATCAAGTTTGACTGCACAGCCTCCACAAACTCGATCCAAGCAGACAGAACAGCAGGGGTCATTCCGGCAAGCGGCAGTGTCTCTTTTTACCTTCGCCTCTACAACGCCCCACACGGACAAACCTTACCAAAGTCTTACACGATGGATATTTCCGCAGTTTCCGGCTCTTGGACCGAGGGCACAGGTCTTGATATGGAACTCTACAAGGACAAGGGCTCGTCAAACTGGGTTTCATCTTCTGACGGCAACACCTGGACAACAGCCGGCGGCGACTATTTCACCGACACTTCCTCTTCTTTCACCGCTTCTTTTGACGACGGAACAGAGGACATAGAACTCGACATCACAACACTCGTCGAACAATGGCTTGACAGCGCCGGCAACGTTCTCGGATCTAAGGAAGATGAGGGTGTTGGCATCAAGATCTCAAGCGCCTACGAAACCGCAACTCGTTCCTACTACACCAAGAAGTTCTTTGCCCGAGGCACAGAGTTCTTTTTCAAAAAGCCCTGCATCGAGGCTCGCTGGAACTCCTCTGTCCAAGACGATCGAGGCAACTTCTACTATTCCAGTTCACTCGCAACTGCTGCCGAAAATCTACAGACGATCTACCTTTACAACTATTTCAGAGGTCGTCTCCGCAACATCCCAAGCATCGGAACCGGAGCCATTTATGTCAACCTTTATTCAGGTTCAACGGCACCAACTGGCTCAGCCATTACGCTTGTCGCTGACGGAACTTATGTCACATCCGATTCTCCAACCTTCGTAACCGGAGGCTGGGTCTCAACTGGCATTTATTCAGCATCTTTCGCTATGACTGCTGCATCTACGCCACTTGAAACCGTCTTTGATGTTTGGAACGACGGATCTGGAACACAGTTCTACACAGGTTCTTTCGAGCCAACAGTTCTTTCACCTTCTGCGGTTGCTCCGTCAGAAGAATATTTCATCTCAATAACAAATCTGCGCCAGTCCTACCGTAATGATGAAACGGCAAGGTTTAGAATTTACACTCGCCAAAAAGATTGGAACCCAACTATTTACACAAGAGCGGTGGCAACACCCGAAGTTCAAATAGCGGAGAGTGGTTCTTACGAAATTTATAGAGTGGTAGATGACCTCAAGGTCATTCCTTACGGGACAGGCAGCGATAACCAAACAGTAATGTCTTATGACGCCTCTGGTTCATACTTTGACTTAGATATGAGCATGTTTGAAACTGGCTACTCCTATGGAATAAAGCTTTCATTCTATAACCAAGATGTAGGAGCCTGGGTTGAACAGCCCGAAACATTCAAGTTTAAAGTGGAATCAAGGCAGAATAAATAATGAGCATCAGAAAACTTTTTGACTCAAATAAGCCGCAAACGGTCTTAGTTTCTACAAACCTCGAAGAAGAGGTTGTCAAAAACGCCCCGGAACTTGAGTCTGCGGACAATGTTAGAGAGCAGATCAAGCGCATCAACCGCTACATCCCGGCGGTTGACTTCTCCGATCCAGCAAACTTCGTCACTTACGGCTCGGCACAGTCCTATTACGAAGACGCCGTTTCCCGCATTTACCGTGAGTTTCCTTATGACGGCTCCGAGGAAGAAATAACTCGCTTCCACAACGAGTCAAATTACCTCGATCTCTACATTTTTGACAACCGCTACCCACGCACAACCGGTTATGCCATTTTCTCCTCTAACGGCTGGGGCACAGCAGGCTCGGCAGTCAGCGGCTGGGGCTCTTCCTCCGCACCCGAATATATTTCATTCGTAGGCGGCCCACACACCGCTTCTGGGGGCATGCCAGCCGGAACACTACACTACACCTTCACCGGCTCCAACTACTACGACACGGACATTTACGGCACTGACGGCACGCTTGCTCTTGACCGTGTTGGTTCCCGCGAGTCAAACCTAAACTACGATCTTTCCAAGGGCGTCTCCGTTGAGTTCTGGCTAAACAAGGACACTTGGCTTACCGCTTCTACCGAAAAAGAAGTCATTTTTGACCTTTGGAACGGCTCTGTTTCCTCCTCTGCCGGTTATGGTCGCTTCCTCCTCTACGTCACAGGCGCCACTGACGGTGCGGATCCGCTTTACCTTCACCTTGGATCCGGCTCCAACACAGCAGACATTAGCCTACTTTCCAGTGCCTACACAACCGCATCCATCGCTGACGGTGCTTGGCACCATTACGCCGTCACAGTTCAGTCAGGCTCTACGGGGCTCACAACAAAGGCTTACGTCGATGGCACACTAAACAAGACCACGACATCGGCTATTGACTTTGGAGCCGTCACAGGGTCGCTCAAGGCTTTCATAGGGGCATTGCAAACCGCTCCGTCCGGTGCTGCCTTCGCTGGCACAACGATGACCGGCTACGGCAAACTTTCTGGTTCTATTGACGAGTTCCGCTACTGGAAGTCCAAGCGAGACGAGAAAGACATCCAAAACAACTGGTGGACGCAGGTTCGCGGCGGGACAAATGAAGAGATCGCCAACGCAGAACTCGGTGTTTACTACAAGTTCAACGAGGGCATAACCAGCGTCACGGCGACTGACTCCGTTGTCCTCGACTATTCAGGCCGCATCACAAACGGAACCTGGGTTGGCTACCCTGGCTCCTCTGCTCGTTCCACAGGGTCCGCTATTGACTCCTCCACAGCAGTCGTTGCGGACACGGTAGAATACAAAGATCCGATTATTTACTCCACACACCCGGATGTGAGCGCACTTTACGACGAACTTTCTTCGTCCGGTAGCGTCCACGACTATGAAAACCAGGCAAGCATCAAGGACTCTATTCCGTCTTGGATCATCGATCAGGACGAAACACAGGGCTCAAACGAGGTTACGCGCCTCACACAGATCGTTGGTTCCTACTTCGACACACTAAACCTCCAGATCAAGGCACTTCCACACCTAACCGACAACACTTACCTAACTTCCAGCGCCAAGCCAACCCCATTTGCTCGCAACTTGCTTTCCTCCAAGGGCCTTGAAGTCCCAGAGATCTTCGTTGACGCTGACATCCTTGAGCGTTTTGCTAACAGAAGGTCAGACAGAGCCTACGAACTCGATCTAAACGAGGTCAAAAACCTCATTTACCAGAACATCTACAATAACCTTACTTACATCTACAAATCAAAGGGAACGGAAAAGGCGTTTAGAAACCTTATTCGCTGCTATGGCATCGGCGATGAAGTCGTTCAGTTCAACGCTTACGGCAACAACGCAGAGTTCAAGTTCGAGGACACAGACTACTCCACGATCACTCGCAAGAACTTTGTTGATTTCAACCACCCAGATCGTTTTGGTGGCATCGTTTACCAGAGTTCTTCTGCTACAAACTCCGAAACAACTGGCATTACACACGTCACAGGAACAGCCCGCTACCTTCCAAACACAGCCGAAGTAGAGGTTTTCTTCCCAAGAAAGTACGAGTTCAGCAACCCGCAGTATTTCCACACTCCGTTCCTAAGTTCTTCCATTTTTGGACACCACAACTCCCAGGGCGAGACAAACTTTGACTGGCTCACTACTGCTGCTGACGACAAGAACTTCCAACTTTACTTTGTTCGCACCTACCTAAACTCAAGAGATGGCTACTTCCAACTTCGGAACAGAACAGGAACACTAAACCTCACAAGTTCCGTTTACAGCAACGTCTACGACAACCAAAAGTGGAACTTTGCTGTCCGAATCAAACACGAAAAGTACCCTTACTCCAACGGTCTAACTGGTTCAGCGTCAGACACGCATATCCTCGAATGGTACGGCGTCAACACAGAGTTTGGTGTTGTCAAAAATGAGTTTGAAGTCACAGCAAGCGGTCTCGGAAACGAGTATCTTACCAACGATCGCCGCTATTACATCGGTGCAGACCGCACAAACTACTCCGGTTCCGTCGTCACAAACTCGGATGTCAAGGTTACATCCATTCGTCACTGGGCTTCCTACCTTGAAAACGAAGTCATCGTCGAACACGCAAAAGATCCTGCTAATGTCGGAACCAAGTTCCCAAGCAGAAATATCGCTTTCAACGCGGATTCAACAACTGCCGGCGTCGACAACCAGACTATTCCAAACATCGAGTCCCTCGCCATGCATTGGGACTTCGCACAGGTCACAGGAACAGACGCAGGTGGCGCTTTCACCGTTGAAGACGCCTCTTCTGGTTCAGTATCACTATTCTCTCGCTACTCCAACGACGGCAACCTTTCCAGAATTATCAATAGTCAGTACGCTGGCGTTGCCTACTTCCCGGCAGCACTTTCCTCCACAAGCGTCATCGATAAAGAATTCCTACCAACAAACCGTCAGCGTTTGCCCGAGGTCATAAACTCCGCAGATGCTGTCAATGTCCTTTCCAGGGACGATGAACTTTACCCAAGAGACGCTGCGCCTTCACAGATGTTCTTTGCTTTTGAGAAGAGCATGTATGGCATCGTTTCCCAGGAAATGGTTAACTACTTTGGAACGATCGTAGAGTTCAACAACCTCATCGGCGATGTTGTCAACAAGTATCGCGGAGACTACAAGGGTCTTCGCCTCCTTCGCCAACTCTTCTTTGAGAAGATCCAAAACAACCCAGACCTCGACAAGTTCATCGAATACTACAAGTGGATCGACAACTCCCTTGGCATCTTCCTCCAGCAACTCGTCCCCGCTTCTGCCGACGTTTCCGACGAAATTAGAACAGTCGTGGAAGACCACATCCTTTCTCGCTCCAAGTACGACCACAAATACCCGCAACTCGACTACAAGGGCAACGAGCGCTTTGGTGGTGACGAAGCCAAGTTGGAAGCCAGGGTCAAGGGCATCGAAGAACTTACTTACAACTGGGAGTTTGGCCACGCACCACTCAATAACCTACAAAGCACAAGCGGTCGTTGGTGGAAAGAAAGAGCCAAGCGAACCAACACAGCCTTTGGCACGGCAACAGCCATCGACACAGCCCGCCAAGACCTCAACGACATCATCCTAAGTTTTAACTCTGCTTCTGCCGAGGAGTTCAACCAGAGCACCGGCATCGGAAACACCTACTTCGGTTCCACTTACGCCCTACGCAACTTTGCGCAGACAACCAGAACAACGGTTCACCTAGACAAGAAGATCGGCGGTGGCTACAACTACCCACCAGGGCACAGGCCAGACGCGCTATTCTCTATTACAAAGCGTGGAACAGCCGGCGCAGATCTACTAACAGTATCTAAAGGCAACTTCCAAGACCTTGACATTGCTGAAACTGGCGAGCCCATCGTCACCATCAAACGCCGCTTTGACGATCCTCTCGGAACCGACAACCAGAACCAAAACGGCTACTCAACCGGCAAAAACAGCCTACCGGCTGTCCTTTACAGTTCCTCAGCCGGAACAACCGGTTACAGATCCGAGACTACTGGAATCGAGTTTGCCGGCTTCCACAACGACTCTTACGGACCAGAATACGATGTTCCGATGCAGGGTCCGTTCTCCGACGCCCATGTCGGCGGTTACAGGCATCGCCACGAAGATCTTACCGGAGATCCTACTCTAACCTCCTCTACAACCAGAGCCGAGGCTTGGTACAGAAACGGCGCGAACTACTCATCTGCTGACTACAACTTTACAAGACCCTCTGCTTCTCCACAGTACCGCAGAGGCGAAGGTGTCAAGCGCCCACTAAACATCGAAAACATCCAGCACAGGACCGGCTCCAACACGATCCGCATGGGCAACTTCGACAAGCGTTACGAAGTTGTTATGACAAACTCTCGCAGAACAAATAACTCCCAGTTTGTTAAGAACGAGGGCTTCTCTACCGCCTCTGTGACCTCCGATGTTCTCGGCTATGTCGAAGCCCTTGTGGACTATGCAAAGCCCGTCAGAGCACGCACAGAGCACGTCATCGTCAACCGTTTCTCTGCTCCCGGCGGCCCAGAGACTGCTGGTGACGCACAGGGTGGTGCGGGACTTGATTACGTTTCTTCCGAGTTGAGCCCTTACAACAACCTAAACTACAGAAATCTAACGATCCGCCAGCCTCTCCGCACACTCCTTACCGAGCGCTCCGAGCAGTTTGGTCTTCGTTCTGGTTCAGCGGTTTCAGCCCTGGACTACACAAACGTCACGGCAAGTTTCCACAAAATCAACAGAAACGGCATAAAGCAGTTGGAGTCAAGTTCTGCCGGCGGCATTGTGACTTCTTCGGTGTTCGACAACTACTATGTCCAGCACATGATCCCGCAGTCCGACTTCCAATACACTTGGATCACAGCGTCTTATGTCTCCACAGTCGGCGACATCTACGGCTACCTTCCTTACGACGGCTTGGCATCCTCCTCAACGGGGCTCATTAGCGCAATCAACTTTGTTAGTGGTAGTGAGATCACTATTGCTGGGAGTTTTGTTGATTTTGTCAATACCAACACAATAATTGTCGATCCAATAAATACCTCTGATTTTACAACAGGCTATTCACTTCCTACTGATGTTGATGAATATGTTCCTGGGACATCGCTCGGAGCCCAGCGGAGTAAAGTCTTGAATGGACTTGTTGCTCACCGTGGAGGAGTATACGGCTACAACACTTGGAAGCAACAGAGGGTTGGCGAAGGCAGGCTCCCACGCTACTTCCGCGAAAACAACATCTACACCCACACGCCAAAGGTCGGTGAACCAATAACAGTGACGACTCCTGGCGGAACAACAACGGTTCCAGTCAGAAATAGAGCAACCTTGGCTGTCACACAGTCCTCTGTCGACGTTGCATTTAGGCCACTTTCCTACAAACTCGTCGTCAAAACGGGCGAAAACGACAGAGGCGAAGACATAAACTCGATCGCAGTTGTCAAAGCAAGTTTCGGAAACAACCTTGCGTTCTTCGAAGACTCCGACTTCAACGAGGCGATCGGGGCACAAATAGATTTCAGAGACACGCCTTACAGAACTCTCCTAAACCTCTACGGCAGAAAGAACAACCAAAACTCTTCACTTCCGATCAAGCGTCTTTCAGAACTCCGCTACTCAGAAGTTGTTTACCCATCCAGGGCAAACATCTACAGAGACATCATCCGAGGTAGAACAAGTTTTGAAAACAACTTCTGGCGTGATGCTCGTGCAGATCGTGTTACCAAGGGTGAGGCGAAGAAGCCAACAAACGTTGCGCAAGTTACAGTAAGCCAAAGCGCATGGGCATTAGATGCGCACATCAATTTTGTTTCTATTGCAGACACAGTTTTTTCTGGCGGTTTAGCAAGAAACAACGAAGACGGTTACAAGCCAGGAGAATTGCAAAACCTTTATGTGCACTTCCACGCAGGCACTTCTTCAAACGCTCAGCCAGGCTTGCTTTATTCCAGAAAACAGATCTATCCCTTAACTAGTGCTGTGGCCCCTGTGTGGGGTATGGAGATTCCAGAGATTGCAGCGTCATCAGATCCAAACCTTTTGCAGCCGAAATCAATGTTCCGTGGTGAAGCCCTCTGGGAAGCTGCTGCACAAGCCGGTGCTTACGAAGGAACGTCAAGCACATTCGTTTCTTCCGCAGCCAACCCGTTCTACGACGACTACGAGGCTTACTTTGCCGACATCAGAAGCAAGGGCAAGGACTACTCCATCATTCCAGAGTTCAGGATCTCCGAGCACATTGACTTCTACGATGCAAACTCCGACGACTTCCTCAAAGAAAACCAGAAACTATTCTCCATTTTCGGAACACCAACCGCTTCAACAGTTCCGCAGAACAGTTCAGAGGCTGACTTCTTCAAGGTCTTTACAAACTCAGACTTTATGAAGCATTTTGAACTCATAAAGAACGACCACGAAAGAATCGCAGATCCACACGCCATCACCTTGAAGTGCAAGGCAATCAAGAAGTTTGTTCCTTACGACGGCTTCTACCCTGCTGAAAGAACAACGGAGATGGTAGAACAGTTTATTCAAGATTATTCTGGTTCTGTAAATAAGATCAGCGGCGAAAACTTAGGAGAGGATGCTTCATTGAGAACGGTCTTAAAGCCGCTCTTTGCACCGGGCATTCTTTACAACACTATCAAGTCAGGAATCGCTGTTGATTATCCAATTTTGCAACAAGGGTTAACCCAACAGATCGGCACTAATACTCCAAAAAGAGGAGTGACTTATGATGCAACTTCATTCACTGCACAGGTTAATGAATTTATCACATCTGCCTCTTTCGCCATTATGTCAAGCACAAAACCAGAAAGTAGAAATGCCGTTTCTAGAGTAGTCGACCACTCAAGAGGCTGGGATAAGAGAATCCCATTCGAAGCAATAATTGATCCAGACAACTACCTTGCAAGCGTAAGAGTTGCTGATGACGAACCAAGCAACTGGGCAAGAATAAGAAGTGTCGTGTCATTTGACGGAACTGGCGGTTCAAAATACAAAAAGATGATTAACAACTTCTTTGCTGAGAGTGTAAATTTCTTCTTACCAAACGGACAACTTACAACATTAGAGTCTCTACCGCAAAGAGAGTTCAAAACAGTGACTCCTGGAGTGCCATACGGAATGAGAATCAAGATGTGGCGCTCTATGGACCAGCCACGCCTATTCAGTGGTTCTTGGGGTGATTTTGAGGTTCCACAGAACACTCCAGAGTCTGGTTCTACCGAGTCAAGAGCAGCAAGAGAAACCTTCACGATGTATAGTCGACCAGGCGCATTTGGTGTTCCGTTGGCGCTCTATGCGAGCGGTAACCACAACTTATGGCCTGGTGCAGACACGGTTCCAGGCACAAAATATGACTTCTCACCAGCAAATGGAATTTATGGATCACACACACCGCCTTATTATGACGGTGAATGTTGGTTTGACATTATTTTCTGGCCCCGGGGCGTAGAAACAGCACTAGAGCCCTCTCCACCACAAGTCTTCCAGTTTAAGGCAGATGAAACTGGTGAACAATACAGACCAACTCTAGATGAGATATTCGCTTCTCCACACGAATCAATTTTTTATGTCAGCGGAACTCAAAACAACAATGTCCCACTCGCCGGCTCTTTTACAAGAAAATGGCGATATGATCAGGAAGCTCTTAAAAACATCGCTGGCTCTTCTTACCACGTCAAGTCTTTCACAGGCGGCGCCGCGACGGTTCCATACGTTGGGCCAGCCTCTGGCCCGTTTATGAACGAGTGGGCAATGCAGCTTGATTCTTGCCTCAACATTTTCCGTAAGAATGCACGAGGAAACAAGTGGTCTATTCAGACAAAATTTGAGACACCAATGCTCAACTTTAATCACGTCAGTACGGGAAGTAACACGTTGACCGTAACCGATGATGCCGATGCGAATTCTTGTATCCCAAGAGGTATGTGGCACCAGTTTGGTCGCCTACCACTTGACGGCGAGGGTGTTTATCTACAAATTACTGACATTCCGACGCAATGGCTTGAAACTCACCCAAGCGCTACGCTAGTTCCCGATCTGGCTGGAACTATTTCTTCACTAAATAAGAGCCCTTATGTGAACAATGAGTCTGATGTCGCAACATATTTCAACGGCTATACTCTTCCGATCGGAACAGTTTCAGATGATGGTTCGTCTACTAGTTACATTAGACCAGAAGTCCAATCTCTTGTAGACATCTGCGGCTTTAGCACCGATCCGGTTAGAATTGGTGAGATTCGCGATCGCAAGTTCCTGAGAGAAGCTGTTGTAGCCGTTCCATTCAAGATCGTTGACGGAGAAAGAAAATTCTACAGAACATTTGATCCGAGACGACCAGAATCACGCATTTCCGGCAAGAGTTACAGAAACCTTGTTGATGCGATGCAAAGATATGTTTTCCCACCGACATTCGACTTCGTAAACAACCCAGAAGTCACACCGGTCTCAATGTATGTCTTTGAGTTCAAACACGAACTTACAAAGGACGATCTTTCCAAGATCTGGCAGAACGTCACGCCAAACATTGGCACAGAAGCACAGGCTTCTTTCGCAACAATAAGCCACGAACTTCTCGCAAACGAACTGCTTGGAGATATTGAAGAGGCCAATGCAGCAACCGCTGCAAACATTCCTTACGACGATATGGATAACCAGATCCAGTGGATGGTTTTCAAGGTCAAGCAAAGAGCCCGCAGCGACTATTTTGAGGATGTTGAGAACAAGGGCCGCTCAATGCCGTTCTACACCTACAACTGGCCTTACGACTTCTGCTCCCTTGTTGAACTTGCACAACTTGAAGTTTCCATGGACTTCAAGAAAATCCCAGACACAAGAAAGGTTCGCGCCAAGCGCGTCGATCTACCTGACGAGTTGGCTCTCCTTGACAGAGGCGCAGGAGCAGGCCGCGAAGGTACATTTGTTGGAGATGTAAGTGTATTCGCAGAAACAAGTCTTCGTCCAGACCTTGAAGGTACTGGTCGTTCTACCGCAACCTTCAACCAGGGCGGCGATGTTGTTGAACGAGGAGGCCCAACAATTCTCGGACCAGGAGGCGTTGTGGACGCTGAAACTGCTGCCTCACAAACCGCCGGCGGGATTATGGATACTCTAGAAGGTGGCCGTTCTGGAATAGCAGGAGTTAGAAACGACACAGTTGGAGGACCACAAGGTCAAGCACCCGGCACAAACAACCTTGGTGGCATAGGCGACCAGGACATAGACGGATAAAGGACTAAAAAATGAAGTTTTTTGACTCAAAAGAAGAAGTTTTAGATGTCCAAATAACCAAGTATGGTCGTCATATGCTCTCACAGGGCAGGTGGAAGCCGACCTACTATGCGTTTTTTGACGAAGGCGTTATGTATGACGCAAACTATGCCGGCATTACAACCGAAAATAAGAACTCCGCAGAGTCAAGAATCCAAGAGGACACTCCTTACCTAACCACGCAAACCAACTTTACGGGCCGTGAAGAATATTTGTTTGATGGTGTGGGCGATATCCAAGACAGGATGAGACTCGGTGTTTATGAAAAACTAAATGTTATGCCACAAAGCCTCGGCACAACAACGCTCGAATCAACAAAGACACCCGCCTACAAGATCCGCTTCCTTGAAGGCAGGATCCAGAACCTTGAAAACTCCCTAACCGGCAATGTTCGCACGGCAAATACAGGTTCATCCACAATAACCAACTATTCCCAGCAACTTCTCAACATCCCACAGATCGATCTTGACGTTGAGTTCAAGATCTCCACAGAGGAAGTCGGCTCAACTCCAAAGTTTGAGTTCGATCCAGCACTGACACAGGGCAGGACTTACCCAGACAACTACCAAGTTTTCGTTGGACCGGATCAACTTCTTTTCATCATCGAAGAAGAGAACGCCTCTTTTGACCACGAGAACTTTGAGATCGAGATCTTCGAAATAAAAGACGAAACTGGCAACCTCGGCGAGCCAGTCCTCGAACAACTTTCTTTCATCAAGCCAGTTCAGACAGTTGTTGACAACAAACTTATTGACGAAAGAAGAGCACAAATAATGGCAGGTCGTCCAAATGGTCAACTTCCAGAACTGGATCCTACTTACGTTGAATATTTCTTTGATGTCAATGTCGATTCCGAGATCGATCAAAACATCATTTGTCGCTCTCTCAAGAAGGTCAAGTCCAAAGACCTATTCAACGACATTGAGGTTAACTGCCCAGACCTTAGAACAGTTATTAACACGAACATTTACGGCACCGATGCTCTATCCGATAACTGTCCAGATTATTAGAAAGAAACTATTTACACCATAGGACACTAATCGATGGCAACAAGAGTAGATTTTTCAAGCGTATTTGACACTGTTCTCCCAAATGTTTACATTAGGAACGTGTCGCTTGCACACGCAAGTTTGGCCGATCCAAGGCGAGGTGTCGAATACGACGACGATCAAAACTACGTCTTCGAAAAGAACGAGTTTGGTAAAAGGTTTTTTCCAAACTTGCCTCCACAAGATGTCCAACTCATAGCAGAGGGCAAGTTTTTAGAAGTCAAGGCACAGATCGTCATCAAGGACTACTACCGAGACAACCAGAAGAGCCTATGGTTTGAAAATGACGAGGTTCTAAACCTTCTAAAACTCCGCGTCCTCCTAAGCACCAAGGCACAACTAACAGACGATCTTCGAAATAGAGGTCTTACAGAGAAAAACATTGAAGACTCAAAGGCAGAAGGCGGCCTAAAAGAGCAGATCATCTCACTCAAAAAAGTCCATAAAACAAGCCTTATGGACTTTCAGAAGCAAGAAATAGACGGGAGAACGGTTTACACTCTTACTTACGATGTTTCTTTTAAGGTTTACCGTCCAAACCCAAGACATGTTGCTATGTTCGCAGGAACCTTTATGGATCTGAACGAATATGCCAGAACAAGAGAATCACTAGCACAGTCAAGGAGACGTTTCCTTTATGGCAACTTCGCTGGTCAACTGCTCGTAAATAAAGGCGAACGTCCACTAAACTCAAATGTTTTCATCCAACCTGACGGAAAAGCCTGGGCTGGACCGGTTCACTTCCAACAAGAAACAAACTCTTTTATGGCCGGTGCTTTCCACAGCAGTCAGCCACATCCCCGCCTCGAAAGAAAGGTTATTGGGAACACAACAACGCTTGACTACCGCCTCCTAGACGGAGCAGAGGAAGCAACAACCCTCCTCCGACCCTACACACCACGCAGTCGTCGAAGAAGAAAGGCTATGTCGAGGCAAGAAGACTTCAAAAAGATTATGAAGTCCGCTTACATTTCAGAGCCAGAATACTCAACAAACCGTTTGGGCGAAGTCTTTATGACTTTCCACATAAACTTTGACAAGATCATAAAAGAAAAGACACAGTTTGGCGCCATTGCAGTCAAAGCAGATCCAGATGCTCTAAATGATATTCGAGGTCTAACTGAAATAAAAACAGTCAAGGTTTACAGAAACAGGGTAAAGAAAGGTTTCATACCAGGAACGTCAAACCTTGTGGATTTTGAAGACAGAACAGAGCTTATTGCCGAAGCCACAGGCGCACAACTAGACGACGGTTTGAGTGTTCCGCTTGAAAAAACAGTCAACTCTTACGACGAAGAAGCAAGAAAGATCACAGTCGGCCAAATAAGAGAAATAGACTTGCAGTATCGAGGCGCAGTCGGCATTAGAACCTTTGGCGTTTCGGATCTCGAAATGGACAGAAAGACAGACGGCCTCTATTCTTATTCAGTTGAGTTTGAGATGGTCGATGGAACAAAGGTCTTTGCGGTGCAAGAGTTGGACAAACTCATCCAGGCCAAGAACCTAATGATCGAATACCGCGATATGGCCTCCAAACCAGACAACACCGACGAAGAGACTGGTCTATTCACAGACGCTTTCCGCACCAGGGTCAACGAACTTTATGATGAACTCGCCCCAAGGGAAGCAACTGGCAGAAACAGAAGGGAACGACGCCAGGCAATCCGCCAGAGTTTCGTCAACCTTCCTTGGAATAATGCTGTCGCGGCCTACATTGATGTTCTAGGCAACGCAACGGCTTTCAGCAACAGGAACATCGCCGGCCTCTCAACTCTTCTCTATTCGCTTGTCAGGCCCGACACGGGAAGTGTCGAAGGCATCAACACAGTGATCGGTCTAATGGAAGCACTCGAAGCAAAAATGTCGAGCGCTCTTGGAAGAAAGGCTGTCCTTGTCAATGAGGTTGATTACGGCGACAGAACCAGGGCTTACAAAGGAAAACTGCCACAGAGAGATCTATTCATAGAAAAAAGGTTCCAAAAGATTTTCAACAGCAATGTTCAAAAAGATGTTGGTTTTGACTTCCTTGGAGACCTTGGATCCCGAGAGAACGCGGGACACCTCGAAATAACTGTCCAAGATATAAGAGGTCGTTTCGCAGACGAGAACAGAAAGTATTTCATCACCTCAGGTCTTGGTGGTGACTCACTCTTGCCAGAGGGACTAACCAAGGGTTTAGATCTGGAACCAAACTTCTTCTCTTTCCTAACACCAGCAAGAGCAAGGATGGGCAAGGGCGTCTCTCTTTCCACTCTACAAAAAGGAAACTCCATTTTAGACAAGGGCCAGTTTGACGTTATTTCTACAACTCGTCTCGCGATGAACCCACGAGCAGCAGCACCGAACAAAAAACTTAACACACCAGCAGATCCGAGCAGCAACATAGGGGAACTCATGCCGCCTGTGAACTTCTCGGTTGGTTTCAACCCCACGCTTTCAAACTTGTCAGAGGAAGACTACACTATTTCCACAGCGATGTCTCCCATTATGGCTGCTGCCGGCATCTCTATTACGACACCTACTTTGGCAAATGCAGAGAGGCTTTCTTTCACTGCTCTAGACGGCCAGACAGAAGAAAAAGAAGATGGTGTTGATCCCAAGGAGATTCTAGGCGACAACACGAACTTCTCCATTGACCCCTTGCCCAAGAAGGATGTGGACGAAGAGGAAAATCTAACACCAGAACCAAAGCAGCAGTTCAACGAACTTGAAAAGATCTTTGTTGGTGCGATGGTCGATTCGGAAGACAGCCTTTTTGATGGCAAGAAGCGGGCAACTATTGAAAAAATCTCAAACCCAAGAAGGATCTTCTCCAAGGATTTAGAAGTGGATGATGATTCTACTGCAAAGCAGGCAAGATTCTACAACGGACTTCCAAACCAAATCAAGTCACTTTTCCTAACACAGACACCATTGGCGAGAGTTAACTGGGTAGAAAGATACAGACAAACGGGTGAAGATATTCTAACAAGCCCCTCTTTGGCCAACTTCCTCTATTACAACTACAAGCACATAAACCGCATAGAAGTTCTTGTAGGTTTTGAAAAGGACGATCGAGGCGAACTACAAATCTCCAGACCAAAATATGAAAGACTAACAAGAAGACTTCTACAAGCATCACGGACTTTTGCAAGACCTTTATTGTGTCGTATGACACCATATTCTAATGCGAGGCTTGGGATGAGAAAGAGCAAGAAGTTGAGTATGACGGAGTATGATGAAAACTTTGTCATCATCCCAGACACCTCGCCGACTACAAACGTCGATGAAATCGCAGCAGAGACAGAGGCAGAAATAGAAGACTTTATTACGGAACTTCTTCCAGAAGATCCGACAACAACAGAACAGGGCGACGAACTATTTAGAAGTGTCCTTGTCGATCGTTTGACTGAATATTCAGAACTAAACTCAACAGGCAAGCGCTCCCTGAAGGTCGAGGTCGATAGAAGAATAATGATGGACGAGATCCCACCAGAGTTCCAAACAAACCTAGTTGTCTACCAGCCAAGAAACGTCACAAGAATCGGAACAAGTTTTGGTGATGATGGACAACCAAGAAGAACAGTCGTGGAAAGCAACGCAAGAGCGGCCTTGCAGCGCAGAGCAACAGGCACACCAGCAAGAACACAGACAGCACGAACCACGAGAACACCAAGTACAGGCGGAACTAGCGGAGGCGGTTACTGATGTCGACAAAGAAGATCACTATTGTCAACGAAGAACTTTTAGCAAGAGACGCAAGTTCAGATTTAGTTCGCGACCTTCACGCAGGACGTTGGGGAGTTTTTACAGGTGAAGGCATCAAGTATTCCCCAATAACAGACACTGACATCAAAATAGAAACTACGATCCTACCTCCATCAAGAGGACCAATAGACGACAGGCCGATTTCTCCAGGTACTTACCAAGCCTTACGAAAGCATACAGAAATGGTTGAGTTGGTTCAGAACTTACCATTGGACGAAAGAAGAACACCAGAGGACAATGCAAACTGGATCAGCCAAGTCGAGGGCCTTGTAGACATTGGCGTCCCCCATTATGACTTTGCAACCACAATGATCACAGAGCCAGTCGAAGAAGAAACCCAAAACTCAACAACTGACGAAGGCTCCCTAAAGCAAGGCGCAACTTTCCACTACAACTTCTTTGATAGAGAGTATGAAGACGAACTTGCAACGATCACGCAGCACTATTTCATACCAAACGTCTACCAAGATGTAGACCGCTTGGAAGCCAGAACAGAGCCAGGGGAAGAACCAGAATACGCCCTCCGTGCCCCGTTCAAGAGAAAACTAATAAGAAACAGACGACGCCCCGTCCAAAGTCTTTCAACAGTCAATCAAATAGTTCCAGCCGAGAACGGTGGAAAGTTTAGAGATTATTCACCAGATTTCTACCCAATGCACGCCCAAGTGGTCGTAAACACAAAGAGCGTCGGAGGCCGAAAGATTTCTTTGGCCCTCAAAGACTGTGCTGCCGAGATCAACCTAACAAGAGACCTTGAAGGCGTTGCAACCCCAGGTGCTCCAAGTTCTATTGCGAGAGAAAACATAACACTCTCAAGCACGATCATCAATGCCGATGGTGTCAGAGAAACCTTTTCTGAAGACATCGATGCAATAAAGACTGTTAACCTTGCACTATGGGGAGACGAAGACGCTCCTGGTTGGGTCAACGCAAATCCGGTTCCACCAGAGTTTTCATTCATTGGACCAGAAACCTACTCCTCAGCACAGTCATTATTTGGCTTGCCGTCTCTATTGGGCGCAAATGTTGCTCACCTTTACGATCGCCTAAGTGAGATCGCAACAGAGCACGGCAGAACGATGCAAGACATTATGAATGGTGTTCCTGCCTATTCAGAAACTGTCTTGTTCAAGGTCGAAAAGTTCCTCGGCCCAGTTAGTTCTATCACGACTTCCACACCAATAAAGACGTTCCATTTCTCAAACGCTGGCAGTATTGACATTGATAAGATTGAAAAAAGAATAAAAGTTGTTGACACGCAGGTCAAGTACGGCGAAACCTATTCTTATGTTGTTACGGCTTATCAGGCAGTTGTTGGATCAGCGTATCAATACGCCAACCTTACTATTTTAGAAGAGTCGCGCCCAAGAAGAGCATCGGTCACGACAGCGATTGAGACCATAATAAAACTTGTTGAAATCCCTCTTTATGTCTCTACTGGCGCGATTTACGATTACCCACCACTTGCCCCACAGGTCGAGTTCCTACCACTAATCGGATCTCCAAGAAAGTTAAAACTACACTTCCAAATGTCTTCTGGTTTTGAGGACCAAGTTCCAATAGCACTTAACCAAGCAGATCAGGATATTTTTGATCAAATGGCGATCAACCAAGGGCGAACAGTTGGAGGTCCATTGACATTTGGTTCAGACAATGCACCGGTCGCTTATGAGATCTACAGGGTAAACGAACCACCAGTTAGTTATGATGACTTCAATCGCAGAAGAATAGCCAGAGTCTCCACTCTTTCAAGCGATGCAAAAACGACAAGACAAGCATCCTCTGCTGCCTTTGTTTTAAACCAGGCTTTAAACCGCAAGTTCTACTACATGTTCAGAACTGTTGATTACCACGGCGGACTCTCAAACCCAAGCCCGGTTTTTGAAATCGAACTCCTTGGAGATACAGGAGTTAGTTTCCCAGTTATTCGTGAATATGAGTTTGGGCAAATAAGCCCCAAAACAGAGACAAAGATGGCAAGAAAGTTCGTTCAAATAACACCTCGAATCACACAAGCCATCGTAAACGAAGAGATTTCAGGACTACTTAATCCAGACGGAACTCTTGGAAACGCAAGAAATAACAGAGAGATCGTTCTTGGAGTAGAAGACGAAGCTTTATTCGGGCAGGATGCCTCTACATCACACGCGATTCGCAGAGGCAAGAGATTCAAAATAAGATTTACCTCGAAGACGACAGGAAAGAAAGTCGATTTGAACGTTTCTTTCAAAACAAAACGAGTTCGAGGCGAGACAGAATAGCATAAAACATTTTCATTACACTATTTATTAGTGAAACCTTCAGGAGACAACGAATGGGATTCCTAGATAATTCAGGCGACATTATCTTAGACGCTGTTTTAACCGACACTGGTCGTATGAGATTAGCAAAGGGCGACGGAAGTTTTAAGATTGTAAAGTTTGCCCTTGGCGATGACGAGATCAACTACGAGATCTACAACAAGAACGATAGTAGAGGCTCGGCCTACTACGACCTAGAGGTGCTACAGACACCAGTCCTAGAGGCGTTCACCGATAACGCTGCTTCTATGAAGTCAAAGTTAATCTCTATTCCAAGAAACAACCTACTTTACCTTCCGATCGTCAAACTAAACACAACATTTGACTCTTCTACCGCGAAGCATTCTTCAGGCGACTTTCTCATTGCAGTCGATACTGAGACCGAGGATGAATTGTTCACAGATGCTTCTGGTGTCTCTATCGACGGCGTTCTCATGGGTGAGACACCAACCCGCTCTGGCAACCGCATTCGCCTCGACCAAGGACTAGACACAACTGAGATTTCGCCTGCTCGTGCTCTAGACCCGCTTCTACTTGAGACACAGTACGCCATCGAAATCGACAACCGTCTTGGAAGCATCGTTGAACAAACAGATGGTGTTAAAGCTTCTGTCTCCTTTGTTGATGATGATTCAATCGCCACCTACTACCTCTCAAGGGGCACAGACAACGAGTTCGTAATGGATATTCAGGACACCAGCGAAAACACTTCTGCTGGTTCTATCAAGGGTCCGAGAGGTACAAAGCTTGTCTTCAAGGTTCAGTCTTCACTTGAATTAAACACAAGTGATTATCTTTTTGATACCATAGGAACAACAGATTCCACAATTGCAAGTAAGTCTGGTGTTGCGGGGACAGTAAGCTTTAAAACAATCAAGTCCACTATTCGCGTAACCGGCGTGAATACTGGTTATCGTATCGACATTCCGGTCAAGTTCGTCAAGAAAGTATAAAGGATAGGATAACATAATGGCTACAACATTTAAGAATTTCTTAAGCAACGACCTAGCAAACACGAGAACGCTTCTCCACGAGGCTATCCCGATCACTGGTTCTATCGTTTCTGGAACTTACGCAAGCGACGGAAACATCAAGACCTACGGTCACGGTATGTTCAAGAGTGTCTACGACTACCCTTACCTATCCTCTTCTGCTAACCACATCTTCGACATCACCGCTGGATACGCCAACGCCTCTGCCCTTTCTGGCGCAAGCAACACGCAGAACGCCAAGAAGATCAATCTTTACAACCAGATGGCCCAGTATCTTGTCGGATACGACGACACAGGCAGCATCAAGCAGTTCACAATGCCAACAGACGGCACCGTAATGAATGACTGCTTCTTCGTCCCATTCGCCCGCCTTCTCTCCAAGGACGAGATCAAGAAGGGCTCTGTAACACTTGAGTTTGGCCTTTCTGCTTCCTATTCACAAGATGGGACAGCATTTGACAAGAGAGCCAAACTAATTGACTATTCCGGCTCCGATGGCTACTATGTTGATTCTCCTGCTGGCGAGTACGGTGTCCTTTATGGAACTTCTTCAGCCCTCGGCGGAGGCGCCGCGAGCTTCTTCGACGGAGAGACTCTAGGAAATGCTGCCACAATGCCAGCCATTGGCCTCATTTACTACCAGGCCGGAATCGCTGTTATTTCCAGTTCCCTATTCAACGACACGGCTGACGGTGGTGCTCTTAAGGCCGGTCTTGGAACTCTTGAGCTTGGTTCCGGTTTTGGACCATCCGGCTTCAATGCCATCACAGGCTCAACGCTTGACAACTTCTCTGCCGGCATTCTAAACCGAGTTTACAACGTTTCATTCAACAACACGACCGAGCTAAACTCAACTATCTACTTCTGCCGCGCAAGCCACAGCGACTTCAACTACAGTTCCAACCCGACTTACCTAAGTGGAAGCAAGATCCGCGTCAAGACTCGTTCAGAAGACGCCCCTGTTTCTTACATTACGACGGTTGGTCTTTATTCCGCAGACAACGAACTTCTTGCTGTCGCCAAACTTTCCGAGCCGCTTCGCAAAGATCCGACAAACGAGATTACACTTCGCGTAAGGCTAGACTACTAAGGGGGTGCTACGATGCCTCTCTACAAGTTTGGGGCGGGTGATGTTTTTTACAACCAGATAAAGGCACACCCAAGTAGTTCCTTCTTCGTTTACAACGGCAAGATCTATTACAACGACAAGGCAACGGAACCCGGCGCTAATGTAAGCAATGTCGGCGGTGTTCCAACTGGCCACGTCAGTCTTTATGAAATGAACGTTGACCGTGTTGCTGCGTCAACTGGTCGCTTCATCGGCGGCTCGTCTTCCATCTCAGGCGAGAACGTAGACGACACAGGACTTATTTACCCATTTGTCTACAAGGGCTTCGATAAGGTTGCTTTCAAAACCATAAAGCGAAGAAACTTCGTCCACGACTATTCAAACGGAGATGTGATAACAGGAAGTTATCAAATGTCTGCGTCCATCGTCCGCTCCTTCTACGACTCAGGAGACGGCTTCTTTGGCTCCAACCTAACAGGAAGCGCCATAAAGAACTCCCTTGACTATGCTGCCCGTTTGGGCCAACATTACATCTTCGCCTCTGGTGCTACGGAAGTCGTCAACCTTATTGACATTCCTTCTATTTTCTATGGATCTGAAATCAAAAAGGGCTCTGTTGTCCTTGACCTCTACATCACCGGCACACTTGCGGCAAGGCTAACGGACAAGTTCTACAATGGAGCCCTCGTCCAAGAGTCAGGCACCTACGCCTCAGCAAACGACGGCCAGATCGCAGGCGTCGTCCTCTACAACGAGGGTCTTATTCTTCTAACTGGATCCTGGGCTTTGGATGCCACGCTTGAATTAGAAGACAGAAACTACTTGGGAACAGACATAGTGTCTGACATCTCTTGGAAACATTTTGCTCTTGGTGCAAACTCTTTTTACAGCGCGTCTGTTTCCAACTCTTCTGCCTCTTATTCACTCAACTTCGCAGGAACAAACAAGATCCCAACGGTCACGATGTTGGCAAATGCTAACCGAGGCGAACTAAATTTCACAAACAACCCGACCTACATTGAATACGGCCAGATCCCCTACCACCCAACCACAGGCTCCAACTTCTACAAAGAGCAGCCGCTAACCATCAAAAACATCCACTCCTCCTCTTACACAGATCCAACTGGCTCTCTCAAAAAAACAACATACATCACCAAGATCGGCATTTATGACGAAGACAAGAAGCTCATTGGCATCGCCTCTGTTGCAAAGCCAGTGAAGAAACTTGAAGACCGAGACTTGACATTTAAACTAAAACTTGATATGTGATAGTATGCTTTTAGGTTTAGACATTTCAACAAGCATCACGGGCTACACTTTATTAAACGAAGACAAGATAGTCCTAAATGGTGCTTGGGACACAAGAAAGTTTAATGACTTTTTTGACAAAGCAAGATTCGTGCAAGAGGGTTTAGATGAGATTTTTAAGAAATATGGAAGCGAGATTGAATCAGTATATATTGAACAGTCGCTACAATCGTTCCGTTCAGGTTTCTCTTCTGCGAAAACAATTTCAACTCTTGCTCGTTTTAACGGCATCGTGTCTTGGCTTGTTTTTGATCAACTACAGATTAAGCCAGAATACATCGCGGCTACGTCTGCCAGGAAACTTTGTGGGATTAAAATACCCAAGGGCGAAAAGGCTAAACCAGTCGTCCTAAAATTTCTCCTTGACTCCGAGCCCCAGTTCAGCATAGAATACACTAGGCAGGGCAACCCAAAGCCAGAGTCCTACGACCGAGCGGACTCACTTGTTGTTGCCAAAGCGGGGGTTATATGCGAGAGGAAAAAGAGAAAATCATAAAGTCGGTTCTTGGCCGGAACTATTCATCCGGTAAAGAACTGCTTTTTCATTGCCCTTTCTGCAACCACCACAAGAAAAAGCTGTCCGTCAATGTCGACAAGGGTGTGTTCAAGTGTTGGATTTGTGACAAGTCCGGCTCCAGTCTTGGCTACCTTATTAATAAGTTTGGTTCAAGCAAGGACCGCGAGCATTGGAAGAAGTTTGAAACGTCTGTTGATGTATCTTCTTATGAAGACCTCTTCTCGCCCCCTGACGAGCCCGTGGAGCAACGCATCGACTTGCCCAAGGAGTTCGTCTCCCTAACAGGCAAGACGACCCACAAGGGCCATTTCCCCGCCCTACGCTACCTTAAAGAACGAGGCATCACCCGCGACGACATTATGCGGTGGAAGATCGGCTATTGCGCCGATGGCGAGTTTGCTGGAAGGATCATCATCCCATCTTTCAATAAGGACGGGTGGGTTGATTATTATGTTGCTCGCTCTTGGGGTTTTGAGTGGCCACGCTACAAGAACCCTCCCATCAGCCGAGACATTATTTTCAACGAACTTTACCTAAATTGGGACGAAGAAGTAGTTATTGTAGAAGGCGTTTTTGACGCAATAAAGGCTGGTAATGCTATTCCTCTACTTGGATCCACGCTTCGTGAGGGTTCTGTTATTTTTGAGGCCCTTGTTAAGAATAATGCAAGGGTTCTATTGGCTCTTGACGCTGACGCCCAAAGGAAGAGCCAATCGATCGCTCGCATCCTTTCTTTTTACGGAATAGAAACTTATGCTATTGATACGACTGGCTTTGAAGATGTTGGAGCGATGCCTAAAGACGAGTTCAAGGTTCGCAAGGAAAACGCTTCTTTTAATGGAAAAGACAACTATTTATTGGAGAAACTGCTTTCGATCTAAGGGAAGCGCAAAGGAGAAAGATTTATGAAGATCACAAAGTCAGAACTCAGAAAGATCATCAAGGAAGAGTTGGCAAACACACTTTCTGAAGTGGGCACCATTGAGCCTTATGTCGGCCCGCAACCGAAAAATAAGAGAAACTATGCAAAACTTCTAATGCGCATTGCTCCACTTGAGGGCTTGGGCGATCAGATCAGAAAGAAGCTTGGTTTTAACCAGAAAGAATATGAAAACTGCGCAGATCCGCGATACAAAACAAGATTCGTAGAAGGCGAACAGTGGGAATCCACCAAGGCAAAGGTTGGTCTTGCGCTTAGGCGTCTTCCTACTGCGGCCAAGCAGAGCATCATGTATGACGAGATCATGGGTCGTCTTGCCCAAGACAAGCTAGATCGTTGTGAAATCTATGATTTTACATCTGCTTTTGACGAACTATATGTTGAGTTAGAGGGCTTGGCAAAGGATGGAGATCTATGAAGATCACGAAGGCGCAACTTAGAAATTTTATCAAGGAAGAGTTAGCCTCCAATCTGTCAGAAGCCGATGTCCTTGACTTCCCAGGAGACAGGGTAAGTCCTGGTGCTTCCGGTGAAGGCGAAGGCGAGGTTGTCCCTCTTAAAAAGGACGAACCAGCCGGTCTTACTCTTACGGATAAAGAAATGGCAATAGGCGTCTATGGCATGGTTCTTGGCTTCCTTATTGGAACAAAGGCTCGTCGCGATGTTGATATTGAGGAGATCCAGGGTGGGAACCCAGAACTTTTCCAGGCGCTTATAAATGCCGTTGCGGCAGATCAGATCGCATTTGCACAAGACTGGATGAACATGCCCGAGGGCGAATTTAGAGCGAAGCATTTACCAGGCTTCTAAAGGAATAGAACTATGAAGATTACAAAGACACAACTCCGTCAGATCATCAAGGAAGAGCTTGACGCCACTATGGAAGAAGGAATGTTCGGAGATTTGGGTGCTAAAATCTCAGCCGGAATCAAAGAAATTCTTATGTTCCCTACTAATCTAGTAGCTGCTGGCATGTTGGTTTACCTTGACACTGTGGCACCAAGAAACGACATTGACATAAAAGAACTAGCAAATGATAACGCAGCGATGGACGCATTCCTTAAGAATCTCACTTCAGGTAATGGGAAAGCATTCGGCAGCCAGCTTGCAAAAGATTGGACAAACTCAAGAATGAGCAAAGATGAGATTATGTCTAAGTATTTCTCATCTAGTGAAGCTTGATCTCAACTGATCTAACAGACTAGTAAGGAAACAAGACTATGAAATTTACAAAGACACAACTCCGTCAGATCATCAAGGAAGAGTTAGAAACTCTACAAGAAGACGGACACGAAGATGTTTCTTCGGCAGTCAGAAAACTAAAGACCTCTATTGAGGACGCCACAGAGATCCTACAAGGTCTTCAAGCCCACCAGGGCGATCTTCCTTCTTGGTGGATGAGCAAGGTAACACTTGCTTCTGACTACCTAAACAAGTGCCGTGATTATTTTCTTGTTTCCGGCGAAGTGATGGAAGAAGAAGTCGTTGATGAAAAGATAGAAAAGGCTGACGGAGGTTATTTCGTGACCTCCAAGTCAGGGAAGCGTCTTTCAAAGAAGCCGCACGAAACAAAGAAAGCCGCCCTCGCTCAGTTGGGCGCTGTTGAAGCCAGCAAGGCAAGGAGAGGCAAATGAAAATAACAAAGACTAGACTAAAAGAGATCATCAAGGAAGAACTTGATATGATGAGCGAGGGCAGCGAAGTTGATGCGATCCTTGCTATGCTCGATCCAGAGACGCTTAGCGCCATTAAGATCGTCGCCCAGGCAGCAGGAAAGATGGCTCCTGGCGCTGCTGGTGTCGCTGCAACCACTTTTGCTGTGGATCAACTAAGGCAAGCGGTAAGCAAGATCAAGGGTGGCAAGCCCGAGGGTGAAGAAAACGCTTGACAAGCCCAGCCCCTTGTGCTACATTATAATAGTCTGAGGGGTTAGACTTTTGAAAATCGCGCATATCGCGGACAATAATAGGGCACATAGCGGACACAAAACTATTTACTATAGTAAGGAGTGTTTGCTATGGCTTTAATTTATATGGTTCTCTTTCCAAACGGCAAGAAGTATATTGGAAAGACTGAACGCGAGTTATCCGATCGCATGAAAGAACATAAACACCATTCCAAGAATTCAAATCGGCCCCTTTATAACGCAATAAGAAAATATGGTTGGGACAATTTGGAATGGATAGTGCTTGACAAGGACGACAATTTTGATTACATTAACAGTAGAGAAAGGGCTCTAATAGACGAGCACGGCTGCCTTAAGCGAGAAAATGGGTACAACTTGCGAGAAGGTGGAGACGGAGGTCGCCACGCCCAAGACACAAAAGATAAAATTTCTATTTCTAATGCTGGTGAGAAGAATGGTATGTTTGGCCGAAAAGCGTGGAATAGTGGAAAGAATTTATCTAAACAACACATAGAGAGACTGCGTGAAGCACACAAGGGGCAAATACCTTGGAACAAGGGAAAGAAGTTGCCACCAAAAGGCCCGCGAAACGAAGAAACAAAGAACAAAATAAGTAAAGCGAATAGTGGGGAGAATAACGGACAAGCAAAATTGACTTGTGAAAAAGTAATAGAGATAAGAGAAGCATATTCTAATGGCGGTTTAACTCAACGCCAATTGGCAGAAAAATATAGAGTATCTCAATCCGTAATAAACGGCATAGTAAATAATAAAACCTGGAGGAACTGTGGGGATTAGAGTTGCGCACCTGGCTGACACACATATACGGAATTACAAGTATCACAAAGAGTACCGAGTCATTTTTGACCAGATCTTTGACCGCTTACGAGAAGAGCAGGTCGATCTGATCGTCCATTGCGGAGACTTGGCTCACACAAAGACACAGTTGTCGCCAGAGTATTTTGACCTTGCGACACACTTCCTTAAGAACCTTGCCGACATTGCCCCAACCTACATCATTTTGGGCAACCACGACGGCAACCTTAAGAACGAACACCGACAGGACGCCATCACACCAATCGCAAATGCGTTGGCACACAACAACCTTCACCTTCTAAAGAACGCAGGCGAGGTTGTTGTTGGTGATGTTGCCCTAAATGTTCTTTCTGTCTTTGACGAAGACAACTGGGTGAAGCCATCCGATCCTTCCCGCATCAACATTGCCCTTTACCACGGCTCTGTTTCGGGTGTGAAGACGGACACGGGCTGGGTGATGGATCATGGCGACCATCCCATCAGCATCTTTGAGGGGCACGACTTTGTTCTTCTTGGCGACATTCATAAAACAAACCAGATCCTTGACGATGAGGGTCGGGTACGTTATTGCGGAAGCACGATCCAACAAGGGTTTGGTGAGACAAACGACAAGGGCTTCTTGCTTTGGAACATCCAGGGCAAAGATGACTTTACTTGCGAACACATCGCAATCGCAAACCCCAAGCCATTCATCACGATCATTCTAACCCCCACCGGTCGGATGCCAAAGGGCTTGAAAGTGCCAAGTGGTGCGCGTTTGCGTCTTGTTTCCAATAACAACTTGTCTCTTGAGACGATGCGAAAGGCTATTGAGGTCGCAAAGCATCGTTTCAAGCCCGATACCATTACCTTCCTCAACCGCGCAGCAGGGGAACGCGGGAATGTTGAGGAACTAACGGAAGGTCTTCAGCAAGATGACATGCGAGATCCAGCCATCCAAGAGGAGTTGATCCGCGAATATCTTACTGACTACCAAGTTGATGAAGAAATAATGAAGAGAGTTCTTGACCTCAACTCTACTCTTACAAAGAAGGCAGAGGAAGACGAGGAGATCTCAAGAAACATCAAGTGGCGAATCAACGAACTTGCTTGGTCAAACCTTTTCAACTACGGGGAAGACAACAGGATTGACTTTTCTCGCCTCAACGGCACCGTTGGCATCTTCGGCAAGAACTATTCAGGCAAGTCCTCCGTTATTGACACCTTGCTCTACACGCTCTACAACACCACATCAAAGAACGAGCGGAGAAATGTTAACATCATCAACCAGAATAAGACCGAGGGTGTAGGCGAGGTTTCCATTTCTATTGGCGACGACACCTATTATGTCCGTCGCGTCTCTACAAAGTACACAAAGCGTCTCAAGGGCGTGGAAACACTTGAGGCAAAGACCGATCTTGACTTTTACAAGATCGACGCAGATGGCGAAAGGATAAGTTTGAATGGACTCACAAGAATCGACACGGACAAAAACATCAGAAAAGTCTTCGGAACCATTGATGACTTTCTTCTTACTAGTTTGTCTAGCCAGTTGGACAGTCTTTCCTTTATTCGGGAGGGCAGCACAAAGAGGAAAGAGATCCTTGCGAAGTTCTTGGACTTGGAGATCTTTGAAAAGAAGTTCCGCTTGGCTAAGGAAGAAGCGGCAGACATGAAGGGCGCTCTTCGTCGCCTGGAAGGCAGGGAATACGACACCGAGTTGGAGGAGGCAAAGAAAGAACTGCGCCTCTCAGAAGCTAACTTGGAAGCCCAGACCCGCACTTGCCAGGAGATCGAAGGCATCATCGCTGACCTCCATAAGCAGAAGGGCGAGGTTGATGGAAAAATAGATTCCATCCCAGCAGAAATGATCGACATTGCCCAGGTCAAGGTGGACATTCGTCAAAAGCGAGTTGCCCTTACAACTGCACAAAAGAACCTTGAAGGCGACAAAAAGACCCTGAAAGATAAGAAGGCTTTGCTCGCAAAGATTACCGAGTTCGTTGAAAACTACGACATTGACGATCTAAAAAACAAAAAGACAGAAGCAAACAAGATCACTTTGACCCTCAACGGTCTCCAAAAAGACCTAACGATCCTTGAAGAAAAGGTTTCTTCCCTAAGCGACCCTGGTTTCCTCCGTGGCTGCAAGTGTCTCCACGAGGCAGAGAAGGCACAAGAGCAGAAGCCTAATGTAGAGGAAAAGATCAGCATCTTCACAACCGAACTGGAAGGTCTAAACCTCCCAGAAACAACCAAGAAGATCGACCAGCACGCCGCCCTTCTAACAAAGAAGAGCAACACCTCACAGGAAATAACAAAGACCGAACTTTCTATTGCTCGCAATCAAAACCTCATAAACCGCCTCGCCAACGAACTAACGGCTCTTATGGCAAAGGAGACGGCTTATGAAGAGAACAGGGAGGCCATTGAAAACTTGGAAGCCCTTATTGTAGAGCAAAAGACCATCGGATCGCTTATTTCCGGTAGGACAAGGGAACTAAACGGCTGCAAGACAAAGATCAATAACCTCAACCGTCAGGTCGGTTCTTTGGAGCAAAAGGTAGAAAACATCAAAGAGCAAAAGCAGGAGTTTATTGACCTCCGCGAGCAGTTCTCGGCTTATGACCTTTACATGCGTTGCATGCACCCAAACGGCATTGCTTACGATGTCATCAAAAAGAAGTTGCCCGTCATCAACCAAGAGATCGCAAAGGTCTTGGCAAACCTAACAAACTTTGAGGTCTTGTTTGAGGAGGACGGAAACAAGTTGGAGATCCTCATTAAGCATCCAGCCCACGAGCCACGACCGCTTTCTATGGCATCAGGCGCGGAAAAGACGATGGCTGCTATGGCTATTCGCCTTGCTTTCCTCTCCGTTTCCAACCTTCCAACCAGCGACATTATGGTTTTGGACGAGCCAGGAACAGCACTGGACGAAGACCATCTTCAGTCCTTTACCCAACTGTTAGACATGATCAAGGGCTATTTTAAGACTATTCTTCTCATTTCTCACCTTGATTCTCTCAAGGACATAGCAGACATGACCCTTGACATAACCAGAAAAAACGATTACGCTTTCATAAACCAATAACTATTTATT